TGTTGAAGGTGAGTGTGATGCTATGGCTGCTTATGAATTGATGCAGTCAAAGTGGGCATGTGTCTCGTTAAAGCGTGGTGCATCAGGTGCTGTTAAAGATATACGAGAAAGCATTGAGTTTGTTGAGTCATTTGAGAATGTAGTATTATGTTTTGACAATGACAAGGCAGGTAAAGAAGCAGCTAGAAAGGTTGCTCGTATATTAAAACCCGGCAAGGCTAAGATAGTCACCCTACCTAATGGATGTAAGGATGCTAATGACATGCTTCGACAGAAGAAGTTTCAAGATTTTATGTCTGCATGGTGGGAAGCTAGAACTTACACACCATCAGGTATCATGGACTTGTCTGCTCAAAAGTCTGAGTGGTTACACAGAGAGACTAAGGAAAGCATTGCCTATCCTTGGGAAGGTCTCAATAAGAAACTATTTGGTATGCGTAAAGGTGAGCTAGTAACTCTTACAGGTGGTACAGGACTTGGTAAGTCTAGTGTGACTCGTGAGCTTGAACATTGGCTGATCAAGAACACCGAAGACAACGTAGGTATTGTAGCTCTTGAAGAGAACTGGCTACGAACTGCTGATGGTATTATATCCATTGAAGCTAATGATCGAGTGTATCTTAACGAAAGACGAGAGCAGTATAGTGAAGAACAACTAACTAACCTGTTTGATAAAGTTATACCCAAAGGTCGTGTGTTTATTCATGCCCATCTTGGGGTCACAGATATTGATGAAGTGTTTTCTAAGCTACGATATATTATTGTAGGCTGTGAATGTAAGTGGGTGGTTGTAGATCATCTACATATGTTAGTCAATGTCATGGGTGAAGGTGATGAACGTAGAGGTATTGATTCATTGATGAATAGATTACGTAGTCTTGTTGAAGAGACGGGTGTAGGTATGATACTGGTATCCCATTTACGTAGAGCATCAGGTGATAAAGGACATGAGCAAGGGATTGAAGTATCTCTTTCACATCTCAAAGGTTCAGCAGGAATAGCACAACTATCTGATTGTGTGATTGCACTAGAACGTAATCAACAAGCAGAGAATCAAGACGAAGCTAACACTACGAGAGTACGTGTACTTAAATCAAGATACACAGGTGATACTGGACTAGCCTGTAGCTTACGTTACAACAATGAAACTGGTAGACTCTTTGAGTTATCAGAGGAGGAAACATTTGACAACACAGAATTCTAAAATTATATTTGACATAGAGTGTGATGGTCTAAAACCAACAAAGCTACATTGTATTGTAGCCAAAGAAGTTGGTGGTGAGGTACATGAGTTTACACCTGACAGACTAGCAGAAGGAATAGAGTTTTTGAGTAATGCCGGTACATTAATCGGACACAACATCTTACGATTTGATTTAGATGTTATTAAGAAACTAACAGGTGTAGATTTATATCACAAGAACATTGAAGATACTCTTGTTATGTCTAGGTTGTTTAAACCTATCCGAGAAAACGGACACAGTTTAAAGACGTGGGGTTATCGGGTAAACTTTGCAAAGCAAGAGCAACCTATAGACTTTGATGAGTATACACCACAGATGCTCGAGTATTGTATCAACGATGTTAAACTAAATGAATTAGTTTACTATGCATTACTTCAAGAACAAGTAGGGTTTAGTCAACAATCAATTGATCTTGAACACAGAGTTGCTCGGATAATGTCTGATCAAGAAAACAATGGGTTCAAGTTTGACGAACGACAGGCTACAACTTTACTGGCTGAACTTAAAACTAAGATGAATGAAATAGTCGAGGAAGTACAACGAACATTCAAACCTAGAATGGTTGATGTAAAATTAGTTGTACCTAAGTTTAAGAAAGATGGTGAGTTATCTAAGTCAGGATTACGAACTGAAGAATATGATAACTGTATAGCTACAAAAAACTACAAACCATTTATGCGACAAGAACTTAAAGAGTTTAACTTAGGTAGTCGTAAACAAATTGGTGAGTATCTTGTTGAGGTAGGTTGGAAACCTAAACGTTTTACACCTACAGGTCAGCCGATTGTAGATGAAGGCACACTTAAAAAGATTACCCACATACATGAAGCCAAACTAATTGCAGACTTCCTGCTGTATCAAAAGCGTATTGCTCAGATACAATCATGGTTGGATGCACTAGAAGATGATGGTAGAGTACATGGTTCAGTCATTCCTAACGGAACCATTACTGGTCGTATGTCTCACAATCATCCTAACATGGCTCAGATACCAGCAGTATACAGTCCATTTGGTAAAGAGTGTAGAGCTTGTTGGACTGTAGACGAAGGTAATGTTCTACTTGGGGTTGATGCTTCAGGACTAGAACTTAGAATGTTAGCACACTATATGAACGATAAGGAGTATATACATGAGGTGGTCAACGGAGACATACACACAACTAATCAAAAACTTGCAGGGCTTGAATCAAGAGATACAGCAAAGACTTTCATCTATGCCCTCGTATACGGAGCAGGAGATGAAAAGATTGGGAGTGTGGTTGGAGGATCAAGAAAGCAAGGTAAAGAACTTAAGCAACGCTTTCTCGATAATCTCCCCACATTTAAAACTCTTAAGGACAAAGTACAAGGAGCTGCAAAACGAGGATACTTAATGGGAATAGATGGTCGTAAGATTTATATACGACACGAACACGCTGCATTAAATAGTTTACTACAAGGTGGTGGTGCTATTGTAATGAAGAAAGGATTAGAAATACTTGAAGCAAGACTTAAGATAACTGGTGTACCACATAAGTTTGTAGCTAATATTCATGACGAATGGCAGATTGAAGTACCAGAATGTAATGCTAACAAGGTAGGACAACTTGCAGTGGATAGTTTAAAACAAGCAGGAGAACATTTTAATATGAGATGTCCTCTTGATGGTGAATATAAAATAGGAGGAGATTGGAGTGAAACACACTAACCAAGTTTGTAGTAGTTGTAATGAAGACAAACCACTTACAGAGTATCATAAAAACAATAATAGAAAAATAGGTTACGAAGGAGTATGTAAAGATTGTAGACGGATTATTAATCAAAGAAACAACCCAAGAAACTATCCTAAAAATAACCCTACAAGTAATCCAAACAGAATGTTTGTTAATGGTAAGTATATATCAAGGTCACATCCACTTTACAAGCCCGGTAACTATAAAACTTTTGAAGGAGCAGCTTTTTCATCTTTATCTAATTATGAAAAGTCAACTGAAGGTCATGTTTATCTTATAACAAATCCTGCATGGAAGGGTTGGGTTAAAATTGGTATGGCTGTGGATGCTAACGATAGATGTAATCAATATCAAACATCTTCTCCCATGAGAGATTATAAATTAGAATATACAAAAGAATTTAAAGATAGAAGAACTGCTGAAACACAAGCACACAAACTTTGTGCTGAGAAAGCTACAGATCAAAATAGTGAATGGTTTAAAATAAATATAAAAGATGCTATCAATTTAATTGAAAGTATAACAGAGGAACAAAATGAAAGAGAAACAGCTTGACAACTTGGTGACGGACAACTATAATAAGTTTAAGTCTGAATCAGGACACTGGTATACCCAAGAAGGTGAGCCTATGTATACTATCATAGGTGCTAATGGTAAAGAAAGAAACACTACACTCAGAGATGCTAAGTCTTTAGGTTTAGTTCCGTCTGTGACAACTATCATGGGTATTATAGCCAAGCCATCTTTAGAGACTTGGAAACAAAAACAATTACTTAATTCTTTTCTTACTTTAGAACAAGGAGAGGACGAAACGATTGAGTCTTTTTATTACAGATGTCAAACAGATTCTAAACAAGTAGGTATCCAAGCTGCCCAGCAAGGGACAAAGATACATGGTATGATTGAGAAAGGGTTCTTAGGTAAAACTAAAACCAAACCTTACAAAGCAATCAAGAAATATTTAGATGAAACTTTTCCTAATGAAGAGTGGATAGCAGAAGATTCTTTCTGTGCTGATGAAGGCTATGGTGGGAAGATAGACTTGTATTCTAAGTCAGGAATATTTATAGACTTTAAAACTAAAGATAACTTAGAGGGAAAAGACCCAGCTAAGTTGGTGTTTGACGAACATGGGATGCAGTTGTCAGCATATGCTCAAGGCTGTGGCTTTGATGATGTCGAACGAGTATCTATATTTGTAGACAGAAAAGATACAGGTCTTATACTTCCATTTGTTTGGGATAGAGAATCACAAAGCAAACACTTAGGAATGTTTAATGCTATGCTAACTTACTGGAAGCTAGTCAAAAACTACGACTCATCTAGGTTGGTACTATAATGGTAGGGTTTAGAAAACCTCGTAAACCAAGACCTAAAAAAACAGGTGTACCTAAAGGTTATGATAGTTTATGGGAAGTTAAACTACATGAGACAGTTCTTAAAGATTGGGAACATCATTGGGAACTGTATGATTACATTGTTAAACATAAATATGAGCCAGACTTTGTTAAAGTAATTGATGGTAAAACTATTTTACTTGAAGCTAAAGGTAGGTTTTGGGACTACCCTGAGTATAGTAAGTACATACATATTAGAATAGCACTACCAAAGGATACTGAGTTAGTGTTTTTATTTCAAAAACCTTATGCCCCTATGCCGGGAGCTAAGATGAGAAAGGACAGAACAAAACGAACCCATGCTGAGTGGGCTGAGAAAAACAATTTTAGGTGGTATAGTGAAGACACCTTACCTATGGAATGGAGTAACTATGGATTATAAATTTAACGAACGCAGACATATAGTTGAACTAAAAGAATACATTGATGGTACATATGGTGAGCATTATGCTTCTGATAAGTACCAAGCCACTGATGTAATTATTGACTCAGGTCATGGTGAAGGTTTTTGTATGGGTAATATTTTAAAGTATGCAAAACGATACGGAAATAAAGAAGGAAAGAACCGAAAAGACTTGCTTAAGATATTACATTATGCTATAATAATGCTTCACATTCATGATAAGGAGTCACAGAATGGTTGACGATAAAGTAGGTATAAAAGAATACCTTGGTATAAAAATTAATTACAGTAATGAAAAACTATTAGATAAGTTTAGCCTTGATACACTCAAGGATAGATACTTATGGGAGAACGAAACACATGCACAAGAAGCCTTCGCAAGAGCATCAGTCTTCGCAGCTACATACAAAGGTCACACAGACTTTGAATTGGCTCAAAGGCTTTATCACTACAGTTCCAATTGCTGGTTCATGTTTAGCACTCCTATACTTAGCAACGGGGGAACAAGTCGTGGGCTTCCTATTAGCTGTTTCCTTAATTATGTACCTGATAGCAGGAATGGTTTATCAGATCACTATGATGAAAATATATGGTTGGCATCTTCGGGTGGAGGTATTGGTGGATATTGGGGTGACGTTAGGAGTAACGGTATATCTACTACTCACGGGAGTCGTTCTACTGGTTCAATTCCTTTCATGCATGTCGTAGATTCTCAGATGTTAGCCTTTAATCAAGGCACTACAAGACGGGGAAGCTATGCAGCTTACATGGACATATCTCATCCGGAGATTGAAGAGTTCATTAACATGCGTAAAGAATCAGGTGGAGATATCAATCGTAAGAATCTTAATCTTCATAATGGTATCAACATCACCAATGAGTTCTTAAAAGCTGTTGAAGAAGATGCAGACTTTAGATTGATAGACCCTAAGACTAACGAGCCTACTAAAATTGTTAATGCTAGAGACTTGTGGTGGCAAATTATTAATGCTAGAGCAGAGACAGGTGAGCCTTACATGGTCAACATAGATACATGTAATGATGCTTTACCTAAAGAACAAAAAGATTTAGGATTAGAAATCAAACAGAGCAATCTTTGTTCTGAGATTACTTTACCTACCAACGAAGAACGAACAGCAGTGTGTTGTTTGTCTTCTGTAAACTTAGAATACTTTGATGAGTGGAGTGAGAATCCTATGTTCATTGAAGATTTAATTACCATGCTTGACAATGTTCTTCAACATTACATTGACAATGCTGTTGACACAGATAACTTAGGAGAATACAATGCAAATTTTAAAAGATTTCAAAAACACATTAAAGAAGGCAGGGAAGGCTTTACTAAATCTGCCTACTCAGCTTATAGAGAAAGGTCACTTGGTCTTGGTGCGATGGGATTTCATTCGTATCTCCAATCACGCAACATTCCTTTTGAAGGTATCTTCGCTACGGGCTTTAACTATAAAGCGTTTAAATATATTAAGACACAGGCAACCCGAGCTTCTGAAAGACTTGCAGAGGACAGGGGAGAAGCTCCTGATGTCAGTGGTAGTGGCAGGAGGAACGCTAATCTACTCGCTGTTGCTCCTAACGCTAGTTCTAGTATCATATGTGGTGGTACTTCTCCTTCGATTGAGCCTTATCGTGCTAATGTTTATACGCACAAGACTCTCTCAGGTTCTTTCCAAGTTAAAAACAAATACTTAGAACAAGTAGTAAAAGATAAAGGATTAAAGAAAGAAGAATTTACTGCATTGTGGAAAGACATTGCAGGTAACGAAGGTTCAGTACAACATCTTGAGATATTAACCGATGAAGAGAAAGAAGTATTTAAAACTGCTAATGAGATAGACCAGATATGGATTATAGAACATGCATCTAAACGTCAAGAGTTTATTTGCCAAGCACAGTCAGTTAATCTTTTCTTTACACTTCCTAAAGCTACCGAGCCACAGGAAGTACACGATGAATACATGCAGTATGTCAATGATGTACATTGGTATGGAATGAATAAACTAAAGTCTTTGTATTACTTTAGAACTAATGCTGCAAGAAATGCAGAAAATGTAAACACTAAAGTTCAGCGTATTAAATTAGACGATGCTGAATGTATTGCCTGTGAAGGCTAGGAAAAATTATGAGCTTATTAGATACAAGAGA